GGCTTCGTCCATTTCTTGCTCACGGCCACGACCGCCGCCTAATGCCTTCTTCATGGCTTCGGCAGCAACGTCGCCTAGCATTTCGTCAACTTCTTTCTTGGCGCCAGCAATCTTGTCAGCAAAAGTAATTTTGTCTGTGGGAGGAGCAAGTGCTGCAAAACTCTTGGCCTTGCCTGGTGACATTTTTTCTTTGACAGGTTGGCGTGCGCCAACAATCTTGCCTGTGCGCCCTCGGTTTAGCAATTCTTCGTCACCGGGTGCCACAAAATCAGCTAGCTTTTTTGCACCCTGGGCCACACGGTCCATGACGCCTGGCTTTTGGCCTATCTTGGCAAAGTCTGGATTCAGTTCCATAGCGTCTTGGCTGTGGGCACCTTCGTCAAAACCTGCCATTGACGCCAAAGGCGCTAATGGAGCTAACACGCCCTTTGCTACGTTCTTTATCTTGTTCAGACCTGTAGCTGTTCCATCTTTTGCTTGACGAGCATCGCGGCGCTGATTCAATGCTATATTTCTGTCTTGTTCAGGAGATTCTGCAGAGGATCGGCCGCCAGCGTCATAATAAGCTCTGCGACCCTTGTCGTTAGCATAACGCTTGCTGGCCACTGCATTTACCAGGCTATTTGAAAGTTCATTCAACTCGTCTTTGTCGTCATACTTGTCATACTTGGCGCGGATAGCGTCCATTTCTTTTTCACTATCACCACGGAGGCCACCATCTCGCAATGCATTCATGCCTGGTTTGCCGTATTTTTCGTAGCCTTTGGCAGCACGGCTCATACCTTCTTCAACATCACGTGTTTTGAGTTCGTCTTTGACTTGTTTAGTTGAATAATTAGCTGGTACCCCAGATTTTTTATCAGCCTCTCTATCTTTTCCGACAGCAGCTTTTAACGCGGAAGTTGATGCACCTTTAAGATCACGCTCATTCAATTGCTTGTGTGTGACTTCGGGGGTGGCACGGATGCCATCTAGTTTTTTGTTTAGGTCGTAAAAGAAACTCATTGTATTATCCTCTTGGGTTGGCGCCAGTGGCTGGCTTGGGTTGACGCTTGATATTGGTCATTGGGCTTTTCACACCCTGTGCTAATTCGTTTGTGGTCTTTGCTGGCGGCGTTTTGTCACCAGCAATAGTGAAGCTGCTACGGTAAGCATTCTTCAGGACCACGTGATCATATGGGCCAGTTGAATAGTCCTTCTTCAGCGCACGTTGCTGTGCATCATCTGCAGGATATGTGGGATCGTCTAACAGGTCTTTGTTTTGACTTTCAATCTTGGCTGCTTCCTCATCCATGCTTTGTTCATAGGGTGTGGTCATCATGACAATACGATTGGGATCCAGGCCCAGCAGTTGTGCCAGTTGTTTGATCTGTGGTTCAATAGCTGGGTATCGAAACTCCACATCAACTAGACTCATGGGCTGATTGGGAAAAGCCGGAAAGTCCGGAACTGCTCGGCGCACTGGTGCAGTTTTGGCGTCAGACATTTTGACAATGTCAAACTGGTTGCACTTGGCCTTGAGATCTTTAAAAAAGCCTGCGGGCGCGTCGCCTACCACCTTGATACGGTAGTTGTATGTGCGTTCGCTTTCGGCTAGGTATCTTGCAAATGGTTTTTTCATATTCGGTATCCTGTTGTATATTTATTCTTTTTCAGCAATTTGGTCTTTACCAAGAATGCGATTCAGCAAATCGTTACGGCTCAGAATCATGCCTTCTGCAGTTTGTGTAGGTGCTAGACCTGACTCCGCGACCTTGGAATCCAGTGCTTGTTGTTGTTGATCCAGTCGCATTTTTTTCATCTGCAGGTCGATCATCCGGAGTTTTTTGTCCAGTTTGGCTGTTTTTGCTGTGATAGCATGGCCCAGCATGTTGCTGGCCACCCCAAAGATTTCGCTGGCAAAGCGGCTGTCTATCTGCATGCCAAGATCCATGAGATCTTTGTAGCTGCCCTTGGCCATGTCACTCAGCTCATCCATTTCGGCGTCAGTGGCATCTAGTCCACGCACTGCTGGAAGGGCATTGTCGACCTTGTCAATGGTGAGATCAAGTTCGGCCAGCAGTGCTTGGTTGACTGTGATGGTAGGAACTTCAGCGTTGATTTCTGCCGCGGATGGTGGGAGATCGAACAACTCCTCTAAACGTTTTGTCATACCCTATTTAGTGGCTTCACAGCCGGGCATTATCGTTTGCTGCCTTGATGAAAGATGTCGTTTTCCGTTATAACTCTAAAGGTCAGCCCTTGTGTTTTGCACCAGGCAGTGGCCGCAGCCCATTTGGCATAGTTGATGGCTACCACAGTGCGATCACGACTGTTCATTTTGCTTTCGATTACGCTTTGATTTTTGGGTTTGATTTCGATCAGTTCAGCTCGCATGGTATTTTCTCGGGTACGATAAGTGATCAAAAAGTCCGGAAAGTATCTGTGCATTTTGCCGTCAAGTGGATGACGGTACGGGATTGCCACGCACTCTGAGCCCCATTGCAGCACATTGTCGTTGTTGTCCAGGAATGTCATGAACACCTGTTCCCAGCTGCTGCGCCAGGTCGGGGGTCGGTTACCTACATATTTTTTTGCATTTCTCACTTGAAAAATGCCTTTTGAAAAGTTAGCCATACATGCCTAACCTTTATTGAACTACATTTCTAGCAGCGTAAAAGTTTGCAGTCACAGGCACACCCACACCCAACAAGGTAGCACGATTTCTAATGCTGTTTAGATAATAGGCCAAGGTAACATTGAGATTCATGCCTGATACACCTTCAAATGCCTGCAACAAGGTCAAGGCCGGAACTCCTGTGTCTTCGGCCACTTTGAACAGGCTCACAGTAAAATTGTCTGCTGCCAGCCGTGTGGTCATGATTGATTTGAAGTAGCTGTTGACCACATCATATTCAGCCGCAGGAACATTTACATCATATTCATAAAATGCATCAAACACTCGTACTGTTTGATCTAGATTGGTATTTTCGTAATTGATACTGGCCATGATTATCTCGGGTTGGTTGGTGGAGTTTGTGGTGTCGGAAAGAACATGCCAGTTGGTCGTCCTTGTACTGCCCTTACTGCGCCCGGTATTGATCCTTTGATGGCACTTGTACCCAGTGCTGTTGCTTCACTCACAGCCAGACTCTTGATATTTTTGCCCTTGAACGTGTTGTAGGCTGTGCCAGCTTTTTGTGCTGCACCAATAAGTCCCAGTACACCACCGCTTTGTAAATCTTCCAAGATACCACCTCCTGCATCCAGTAGGCCGCCTTGGCCAAACACTGTGGCTCGGGATCCTGGTCGGCTGATTGGACTCAGAGTTTGATCATAGTGCGCAGGATCAGCAAAGCCTTGCACATTGGCGTCGGGTCGTTGGTTGCCCACAGCACCTGAATAGTATTTCACAGTTTCATACGCTATGGTCATGCTGTTTTGCATGACACCGTTGCCTTCGCTGTAGTTGTATTGATCGTGACTGAAGTTGCTGATGATGGGATTGATCAACACATATTCAGCTGATTTGTGTTGGTCCATGCCGTAGATTCTGATGTCTTTGAAAAAAGGTGGCTTGCCTGACTCTGAACTGCCGCCGTCATTGTAGCTTTCGCCCACATAGCCCCAGTCGTTGACATCACCAATTCTGGTGTCGTTGTAGATGTCTCTGTTGTTGTAGCCAAAGCCTTTTTGCATGTTGGCGCTGGCGCCCATGCTGCCGTTCTGACTGTTGGGTGCTAGATAATTTTGACTGGGATCTTTGTAGTAGTAGCTGTAGTAGTTGTACCACAGGTTGCGCGAATTGTCGCCGCCATCATCATGAAACGTTATAGTAACCGGATCATAATTGATCTTGGTCTGTACCACACGTTTGCGATTGTACTGATTGAGTGTTTCGGTCGCAATGGTGTACTTGGGCAGGTCTACTGTTTTCACAAGATAACTGAGACTGGTGATTTCATTCACACCTGCCAGCTGACTCAGTGCCGGTATTTCAGCTGTGTTCAACGTGAAGCTCACGTGAAAAAGAAACTTGAACCTGGGTTTAAGTTCGTATGCGTTGGTGGTAAAGGTTTTGCTTGCGTGAGTGTAATCACGCAAGCTATCCGCCGCGGTGAATCCTTTGAAGAATTCTTGGCCAAATGTTGGCATTATTATGCGCCTTGGCCAGCACCTGTCACAACGTCGCCAATTGTTCTACCAATCACGCCACCAATACCGCTGATGTCTAGACTGTTGGGTCCAAGTTGTGCAGCATTGTCATACGCAATGGTCATGTTGACTGTTACACCTTCATTGGTGCCATAATTCAATTCGCCGTAGTCAGCACCTTTTAGGTAGCAACCGTACAA